TGGTTGGGGTCGCCCAGTTTATGCTGGAGAAGAAAATGCTCCATTGTTAAACAAAGTTGCAGAAACAGCAGTTCAAGCAGTTTCTGCTAAGCCAACAGCAAAGAAGCCTGCCAAGACTGCTGTTAAGGTTTCTAAATGAGCGACTCATCAAAGAAAAGTAGATATAAGACTTTAACTTGGCCAGTAGTTCATATTGGTTTTGTTGGAACTCTTGTTTATTTTTTTGAAAAACAGTTAACTGGAGAGGCCCATTGGGAGTACGCTGGATCATTTGCTATAGTTTATACGCTATGCGAAATGGTTGGTTTCTTTCTTCATGAAAGAGCCTGGGCAAAATTTGGAAAGGAAGTTAAATAATGCGTATTAAAATTATTAAGTTTGTGGTAAAAGCACTTGGATATGAGTGGGGTGGCGACAGTCTTAATGCACCAATTTGGACTGTAAAAGCAAAAAAGAAGAAGTAAATCTATGGCTATATACGAATATAATTGCAGTAAATGCAATGATAATTTTATTAAGCAAAGATCTATTTCAGAAGATGATCCAGGTTACAAGTGTGAAACTTGCAATACAGATCTAACTCGTGTATACTCAGTTATAGGAGCAGTTTTCAACGGTAGTGGATTTTATTCCACTGATAACAGGAAGAAATAGGTAGTATACTATGAATACAATGATCGATGAATCTTTAGAATTAAGAGAGTGGACACTATCTCCATTAGATAGATGTGACACTTGCTCTGCTGAAGCCTTAGTTCAAGTAACAGGCATAACTGGAGACTTAATGTTCTGCGGACATCACTATAACAAGATTATGGACAGTGCTGATGGATACAAAAAAATGATGTCTTTTGCACTTACAATTCTTGATGAGCGAGAAAAATTAGCATAAATAGTGAAAATCCACTATATGTGGAGAGCCGAGCCACTAAATTCAAAAAGGCTTAAGGATCTCTCTTCTAAACTAGAAGACTGTGGGTACTATTCAGTTTTGCTAACATTTCATTCAGAGCATCCAGACTATTTAATAAAGTCTGCAGCCGCTTTAATACCAGGCAATAGGTTAAAGTATATGATTGCGCTCAGGCCATATCATATGAGCCCACAGTTTTGTGCAATGGTTACTGAGGGATATAATCAGATAGAACCAAATAGGCTTATGTTTAATTGGATTGCTGGAGATTTTGATAATAGAAATGATGAGCCAACTCAAGTTGATATATTTGGAAAAACAGAATCAATAGATAACATTATTAAACGAACAACTTTTTTAAGAGACTTTGTCAAACAGTACAATTCCTTTAGTCTTGTATCTAAAAAACCAGAGATGGTATTTAGTGGTTTTTCTAATTATACTTTAGAAACTACTAAAATATTTAGTGGTACATCTTTATGCATGATAGACGACTATAGGAAAAATATAAAAAAGTTTAGTGGCATAGATGGTAGAATGGTTTGTGTTAATCCTATTATTCTAGAATCAGACGAAGAGATAGGCTCGTACACAGAAACAATTAGATCTGTTAATCCACGATCAGTAGATACTACAATTGTAGGAAGCAAGGCCACTGTTAAAGAAAAACTTCTTGAACTTAAAAATGAAGGCATAACAGATCTTTTATTGGACACACATCGACCAGAGTTTTCTGGTGCTTCAAACGAAGCAAGCAGAATTAATGATATACTAGTTAATGAGTTAGTTAAAGAAATAAACTACGATATGGGGAGAAAATAATGTATGAATACTATGTAAGAAAAGTAGAGAATGTAGTAGATGGAGATACCATTGACGTTCTTATTGATTTAGGGTTTGATATCCTGTTTGCATCTCGTGTTAGACTGGCTGGTATTGATACACCAGAGTCTCGAACAAAGGATCTTGCTGAGAAGGCTCTAGGCTTAGAAGCCAAAGAGTATCTAAAAAAGCATCTGAAGGATGCCAAGTCAGTCATTATTAAGACTGAGAAGATGGATTCATCTGAAAAGTATGGTCGCATTTTAGGTTGGGTATACGTAGATGGAAACACAGTATCCATTAATGATATGATGATTAATGATGGTTATGCATGGGGATACCTAGGAGATACTAAGGTTAAGGATTTTGCACTACTTGCAAAGGTTAGAAAAAAGTCTGGTAAATAAAATATGGACGATTTTGATATCGTAGATAACCTAATTTTAAATGGTGGGCTAGAGTTTGCGGGTAAAGATTCTGAAACTGGAGAGCCACTATATAAACCTACAGAAAGACTTAAGGATATAGACGCTAGGCTTAGTGAAGACTTGTCTGCATATTTTTCAGAAGTAACCCTAAAACTTTGGGAAAAGGGTTTTCTTGATATGGATGTAACAGATAAAGATCCTTTAGTGAAATTGGGTCCAAAAGGTTTTGATGCTATGGCCATAAAGTCTTTACCAAAAGATGAGAGAGTGGTTATCGAAGAGATAGTCAAGGCTCTTTTTAATAAAAACTGATATACTGGTTTCCTGGGAGTATTAATGAATAATCTATATGGTGCTATCGGAACGACTGTAACTCTTCTATTATTTTTTTATATTTATATTCTGAGGAATGGTGTAAAGAATAAAAAAGAAACTATTATCAGCCAATCAATGTTGCAATACAGGTATAGCAAAAGAAAAAATAACTCAAGAAGGCTAAAGACTAGTTCTCAATCAAAAATTCACTATGATAAGACTAATATAAAAGTTATTATTTTTGACAATAACGCATACTGGATTAAAGATAACATTTTTTATAGGGCTCCCCTTGTTAACCAATTAATAGACAAAGACTCTGCAGAACAAGTTGACACAATACACATGGATAAGGTACAATTAGATAAGATGTTGTTCATAATGGATAAACTTAGAGAAGGGATTAAGGATGATAGTAGGGGTTCAGGGGACGAGTAGTTTTGATAACTACCAAGTGTTCCTAAGATCAATGGCTGTTGCCCTTTCAGAGTTACTAGAAGAAGATAAAACCTTTCATATATACTCTGCAGGTCCAAACAATATTAACATGATGGCTATGGAATTTTCAAACCTATCTGAAAAGGGAATGAAGTCAAGAGGAAAGTCTATTAAGTTTATTAAGGTTACTCCTCAATGGCTAGAAGAAAATATCTCTGATGTTGATCACTTTGCTTTTTTGGCTAATCCAAAAGAGCCAGTATCAAAAATTGTTCATATATCAAAACTAAATAATATCAATACAAATGTGTACAATTTTTAAACAGTGTTGACAAAAACAGTCAGATCTGTTAGAATTTAGTATGCTTCAAATGTGCTTTAGCACACAAACAGAATGGAACCACAATGAAATTAATTAATTCTTTAGAAACTATGGAGTCAATAGTAATCAAGAACAGGCAACTATCCTGGGATGGTTGGACAGTAGTCGAGACATTTCCATCAGAGAAAGCCTACTACTCAAAGTTTGGTATTTATAAAAACGGTAAATGGCAAATGAAAAAAGAGTTTATTCCTTCTACTCAAGGATGGGAAATCCCTGATAAGTATGTGATCTAAATGAATAAGTTTAAATGGAAAGATGATGCAGTCTGCTTAGACTATGACACAAACTTGTTCTTTGAAAAGTATGAAGACGATGAACTACTAAGACCAGCAATTGATGCACTATGTTCTTCCTGTCCAGTAAGAAAAGAATGTTTTTCTGTTGGAATTTCAGGTAAAGAGTGGGGTGTATGGGGTGGAGTATTTTTAGAGAATGGTGAAATATCAAAAGAGTTTGCCAGCCACAAGAGTAAAGACGACTGGGGAATGACTTGGCAATCATTAACAATGGAGTAATATGTATACAGATGCAATGAAGAGAGCCTTTAGATCTCTTGAATGTCCTAAAAATTTTTCTTTACAGGTCATAGATAATGATCATTTTATAACAGTAAAAGCAAAAGAAAAAGACTTTATGTCACTTGAAACGGTAGAACTAAAAAGACAAGCAATTGAGTATATGATTCGTGTAAAAAAAGCACTAGAAGATAATGGTGCTATTGTACTTCTTGTTAGAGAGGGTGGAAAAGAATTATGATTCAAACAATTTTGTTAGTTATCCTATCAGTCTTATCAACAACATTTGCTTTTCTTTTCTATATTCAAAGAAAAAGAAACATACAGATGCTTGCTCAAACACTTGAATTTTTTATGCTACAGGAGGCACAGCAAGAACAAGTAAAGACGGATAAAGAAAGATTTAATGAAGATTTTTTAAAATTTATTTCAGATTCTCGTGACTGGGCTTATACATATATTGAAGATGTTCAAAAATCTTTAGATAATTTTATTACTGATATTGAGCCAGAGATCTTATTTTTTGATCAATACGGGGATCTGATGGCTGCACAGCCAAATTATAATTCAATGAAAAAAATATCTGAAGCGTATAAAGAGTTAAAAAAAATCATGCCAGAAGATTATGGTAAGGAAGATAAGTGAAAATTTATCTTTTTACTTCCGATTTTAAACTTATAAAGCAATTAGAAAAAATTGGAATTGATGGAGTTCTTTATACATATAATACATTTCAACCAAATCATTTTATAACAATACCAAAAAATATTTCAAATACAAAAATTAAACATATGGTTGCAGTTAGACCATATACGATGTCTCCACAAATGCTTGTTCAGATAGCAAAAACATTTGATTTGCTATATGGAGAGGGTATGATTCAAGTTAATCTTGTTTCTGGATGGATAAAAGAAAATGAAAAAGATGCTGGAGGTATTCTTGGATCGGTAAGCGATTATTCTGAAAGAATAGATAAATCAAAATATTTACAAGAATATATACATGCTTTAGAAAGTTTAGACTATAGTACATTAGACTACTATGTTTCAATTACTAATGAATTTACATTTGATACAGCATCAAAATATAACAAAAAAATGATAATTCCATATGACCATTTTGAAAAAAATAAATATAACTTTAAAGATCAGAAAGTAATGGTATTTTTTGATAATCATCCAAAAGACGGAAGCCCATTAACTCATGAAGAACTTTTTAATATGATGAAAATATTAGAATTAAAAGGGGTAGAAGAAGTCATTTTCCCTGGTGGTGAGCAGGATTTCATGGATCATATGGTAGATTTTATAAAAAAGTATAGGGCTTTGCCAGAAATGACTATGGTAAAATAGATATATGATAAAGTTTAAATCACGAGAAGACCTTGCCTATGATGCTTTTTATTCATGCCATGTGCTTGGTTGTGAAGTTGAAGCAGAAAAGATATATGCAACACACTCAAGTATTATTGATGTCTGTTCAAGCCATCATAAAGAATTAATAGAAAAGGATTATCAATGAAAGATGTTTTTTTATCAACACTAACAGGTTTTGGGTGTGGCGTAGTATTTGCTGCATTCAAATTGCCAGTACCAGCACCACCAGTTTTTGCGGGAGTCGCAGGAATTATTGGATTATGGATTGGCTTCACAATACTAACAAAAGTTATATCCTAGGAGGAATAATATGAACACAACACAACTAAAAGCAGCACTAGCATCTTATGGACGATCAGTCCTTGGTGCAGTAATTGCCCTTTACGCTTCAGGCGTAACTGATCCAAAGACGCTTGCTTATTCATTGCTTGGAGCCATCGTACCCGTAGCAATTAGAGCAATCAACCCTAATGATAAGGCGTTTGGCAAGTTGCCAGATGTCAGGGAAGTTGAAGTAGCACTCAAGACTGCCAAGGTAGTTAAGAAAGCACCAGCAAAGAAAGCAGCAGCAAAGAAAGCAG